TACACAGGGTTAGTATGGAATTACTCCCAAGACTCATTGTTGGTGACCAGAAAATTGTTTGGCATCCCATACTCATGTGCCGCTTATTTGGTAGACAGAAAGACAATCACGGATAACTATGATTTTATTCTTTTGTCACCATTGGGCGGCTGGGGTTGGAAGCTAGCGTGGCTTGCTTGGTGGACCATATCTGGTCCAGACCTAAAGAGGCTGCGCATGCACGATGATGGTTTCTTGCGTATGATGGTACACAAGAAAGACGGTATGTACGTGAGCACTGGAAGACCTGATTCCTATGCGTGCGCCACTCTACCGGCGGCTGTGGACGCAGCCTTGAGTGACCAGGTGTTAGTGCAGAAGGCCGACTTGACGTCCGCCACTGTGCAAGGCAGAGTGGGCCCCGGTTTTGAAACTGGCGCTCCCGTCGTAGCCGCCTACCATAGGAAACAACGCCGAGGCATTCCAGATCGAGTGTGCCCTGTAGATCTAAGTATACAGCACGTCCAATTTGGGCCTAAAGCAGAAGATGACTTCAAACCCCTAATTATTCCTTTTATGACACCACTCATTGAGGATGGCTGTTTCGCACCGGCATTGACCCAAGCTAACGAAGATGTTACGGTCAAGGAGAGAATAACCAATATGGCGAAGACCACGGTTATGGATGCCTATACCCGCATATTAGCGGAAGAGTTTGTCATGTTCCTTTTTCCTAGGAGCGGTGTCATAGTTCCACTCGACTTTGACGCCGTCGTGGAAAGACAGCACCGCCCAAGCCAATTAGCAATTATTGGCCAAGCGGATGATGTCCCACACAGACCACCGACTGCCACGAGCATGCTTAAACATGAAGCTTATGCGAAAATCACCCCAGCAAGGAATATAACTATCATAGATCCACCGGATAAAGTGGCTTGGTCGTTGTATCTTTATGCTATGGCAGATTACGCAAAACATTCATGGCCGTGGTACCAACCTGGCATGACGCCGTTGGAAACTGCTGAGCGGATAGTGTTACTCTGCTCACTTGCCGAAGACCTTAAGCAAGGTGATTATAACAGGATGGATGGCACCATCTCACCAGCTAACAGGGAGCTGGAATCCATGGTCATAGTTCGGGCGTTTATCAGAGACGTTCATGAACGAGCACTTGAGTTGGCAAACTCACATGTGAATATGTCCGTTAGAGGTTCGCTTGGTACTAGATATGAAAGCGGAACTGCCAGAGGCTCAGGGTCACCAGAGACCGGCCTCTTCAACACAATAAACACTGCCTTCAATGCTTATTGTGCCTTCCGTAGTGAGGGAGTACCTCCTATCATGGCCTACGAAATGCTCGGCATTTATTGTGGAGATGATAGCGTAACTCCAAGTGGGGACTGCAATGGCGGACCCATCCCTCGCGTTAGTGAAGCAGCACTCATCAGAGCAGCAACGAAAATGGGCCAGGAACTCGAAGTAACAACAGTGAAGAGGGGTTCAATAGGCGTTAAATTTCTAGCACGGTTTTATAGCCCTGATGTGTGGTTCGGAGACAACAACTCCATGTGCGATCTCAAAAGACAGTTGAGCAAGTTACACACTACCGTGGCCTTACCATCAAAATGTACACCATTGATGAAGGCCGTTGAGAAAGCAAGGGCGTTTGGCCTCACAGACGCCAACACTCCCGTTCTCGGGGAGTGGTGCAGGACAGTGCTGCGCAAATTTCCGAACGTCTACAGTGACTACCTCAACATTTGGGGCAGCAAAGTAGCGTTCGAAGTGCAATATCCAAACGAGGACTCAGGATGGATGTTTGCCTTAGCCCAATCACAACTGCCAGAATTTGACTTCGGCGGGTTCCATGATTGGATTAGGCACGTAGATTACCTAGGGATTGATTCGATTTTGTTTCTTCAGTCTCCTGTGTTTATGCGGCAGAAAATTCCCGTTAACAGAACTGTAGTTATTAACGGTGAACTCCTTCAACCAGAGGTTCCAGCGCAAGGCAGTGCGATCACCACACCTGATGACAAAGGCAAAGATGAGGAGGTTGAAGAAGAACAACAAACGGCAGCTGAGGCGCCTGTTGTTAGCGCGACTACGGTTGCAGCTAAACCCGCTAACGCAGCTAGAAGCGCGAAGCCGGGCCCAAGTCCGCAAATCCTCGACAAACGAGCTGAGCGGCACACCAAGTTTTGGAATTCCAAAACTCCCGCCGAAAAAGTTGCGATAGCCAAGAGAGCCGCACTTAAACGCGCAGCCGCTAAGAGCGCCCCACGCAAGCCCAAGGGCAAGGGCAGCGGGGTGACCTAAGGCGGTGGTGTAGTCTTTATGTAAACCTTAGTCATAGACGTACCTCTTTGATAATCTTAAAGAATCAATGTTATGGTCCGCGACGAGGGGGTATATGTATATATACGGACGACGTGGTGCTCAGGCCACGACTCGAAACAGCACAACAATATCATAATTGTATGAATGCGAGCAAACAAGGTGGTAAAACCAGAGGAGCCAAAGCAGGAAAACCTGCCAGAAAGCGTTCCACTACTAGAGGTGGAGCAGGCGCAAAGCAGGACTCGAAGGCGAGTCAATCGCTTGCGTCTTCAAGATCTGTCAAAACTCGGGGAGCCCGGGTTAAGGCATCTAACGCTAATGGCCAACGCAGCTGCACCATCACACACTCTGAACTCCTTGCGGTCAGCACTACGCAAACATCATTCGACCCAGCTGTCTACGCTTTGAACCCGGGACAATCACGGACTTTCCCATGGTTGAGCGTCCAGGCAGAAGGCTGGGAACGCTTCAGGTTTAAGAAACTAGAGTTCGAATATTTGTCGCGAGTGCCAGCGACCAAAGAAGGCGTGGTCACAATGGGGTGTGACTACGACGCGGCTGATGAGCCGCCAGATAGTGAGCTTGAACTCATGGCATACCAAAATGCTGTTCAAGACGCTATTTGGAAGAATCAGCGCATCACACTTTCACCAGAAAGTTTGAATGGTCCGGATAAGTATCGTTACATCCGTACCACCTTCGCTCCACCCTCCAACACTGCACTGTTGAGACAAGATGACGCCGGAAAGCTGTAC